AAACCAAGCAGGCCAAGCAGAAAAACTTGCATATATGCAATCGGTATTAAATGCGTCAAGACCACAAGTACAACAACCAGCTCCAGCAATGCCCAGACCAGCAATGCCCAGACCAGCAAGACCAACAATGACAAGACCGTCTTTAATAGGTGCTGGTTTAGCAGGTTTAAGAGGTAGAAGATAATGAGACCTTCACGAGGTATGGGCGCTATAAAAAAGACTAAGATACCTAGTGCTACTGAGAACACTATGCCTAAAGGTGTAGTTAAAAAACGTCGTGACAACACAGACTTTACTCAGTTTAAAGAAGGTGGCACAGTAAACAAAGCAGGTAACTACACAAAGCCTAGTTTGCGTAAAAGAATAGTGTCACAAGTAAAAGCTGCTGCAACACATGGTACGGGTGCTGGTCAATGGTCAGCTCGTAAAGCACAGTTAGTTGCTAAAAAATATAAAGCCGCAGGCGGTGGATATAAGTGAGTGCATTAGCTAAACCACAACGTTCACTCAAATCATGGGGCGACCAAAAGTGGAGAACTAAGTCCGGTAAAAAGTCTAGTGAGACAGGTGAAAGATACTTACCAGAAAAAGCAATTAAAGCGTTAAGCTCACAAGAATACGCTGCAACAACAAAGGCAAAAAGAGAAGGTAAGGCTAAGGGCAAACAATTTGTAGCTCAGCCTAAATCAATTAAACAAAAAGTAAAACCTTATAGAAGGATTAAATAATGGTTGATAGAACCACAGGGCAAACGGCGTTTAACTTAGATTTAAACAATCTTGTTGAAGACGCATTTGAAAGATGCGGTAAAGAACTACGTACGGGCTATGATTTAAGAACTGCAAGACGTTCACTAAATCTTATGACAATCGAGTGGGCTAACCGCGGTATTAATATGTGGACTGTAGAACCAGGTCAGATTCAGTTAAACCAAGGCCAGATCATGTACCCGTTGCCTGTCGATACAATTGACTTGCTTGACATGGTGACACGTACTGGAACAGGATCAAACCAACAAGACATTAATATTAACCGTATTAGCGAATCAACATACATTACTATACCTAATAAAAACGCTACAGGCCGTCCGATCCAAGTGTGGATTAATAGACAAAGTGGTCAAGAAAACCCTACTACAATTCTTACAGCAGAAGCTTTAGATGCGACAGAAACTACAATTACATTAACAACAACTGTAGGCTTAGCACAATTTGGATTTGTTAAAGTAGATAACGAAACAATTCAGTATGGCGGTATTAGTGGTAATGACTTAATTGATTGCATACGTGGCGCTAATAATACAACAGCTGCAACACACTTAACTGCATCTAAAATATATGTTCAGAACTTACCTACAGTGAATGTATGGCCAGCACCTGATCAAAGTAATTTCTATTCATTTGTTTATTACAGATTAAGACGTATTCAAGACGCAGGTAACGGGCTTAATGTAGAAGATATTCCGTTCAGATTTATTCCCTGCATGGTAGCAGGACTCGCTTACTATTTAAGTGTTAAGTTACCTGGTGCTGAAGGTCGGATTGAAATGCTTAAACAAGATTACGAACAACAGTTCCAATTAGCAGCTGACGAAGATAGAGAAAAAGCATCTGTGAGGTTTGTACCAAGAGAGATGTTCTACCATGGCTGATGTAGCTGAGATTTTAAAAAGACTTAATTTAGAAGCTGGCGGATCTAAATCAGATGATGTTACTTCTGTAGGCGGAAGATTAGGTTATGTACATCCTATTGATAAATCATCAAGTATTGAGATTGGTGCATCGGGGCATTATGCTAAAGGCAAAGGTTTTAAAGATGCCGGTATTGATCGAGGTGATGTTACTTATTCTAAAGAATTTGAAAACAAACATAAACTAAGAGCTAGTTTAGGCGGTGACGCTAAAGGTGTTAGTGAAGGTAAAGTCACCTATGAAATTCCTTTTAAAAAAGGTGGCAAAGTTAAAAAGGCTATTAAACCTAAAGTTCGTGGTCACGGCATTGAGAAGAAGGGTAAGACCAAAGGTAGGTTTGTTTAATGCCAAGTAAATATTCAAGTGGTAAGAATGCTATATCACAATGTGACCGTTGTGGGTTTAGATATAAGCTATCACAGCTTAAAAGATTGGTTATTAAGACCAAAAATGTTAATATACTGGTATGCCCAGAATGTTGGGAACCGGATCAGCCACAATTATCACTAGGTCTATACCCAGTTAATGATCCGCAAGCAGTTCGTAACCCAAGACCTGATAGTCCTAGTTATTATCAATCAGGTTTAAATGGATTACAAACGCTAGAAGTAACAGGAACATTACAAAGTGAAACAGGTGTACCACTATTAGGTAGCCGAATTATTCAGTGGGGTTGGAATCCTGTAGGCGGATCAAGATTAAATGATGCTGGATTAACGCCTAATGATCTAGTAGGGATAGGTAATGTGGGCACAGTAACAGTATCAACAACTTAAGGAGAAGTATATGGGATTCAGATCAGCAGCAGACGGTATTACTAAACAAGGTAAAACCAAAGGTAAAAATTTAGGTAATGACGGCGCTACAGTAGGCATTAAATCAGGCCCAAAACATGCAGGTTCTAAAGGTGGTAAAAAGAACATTGACATGAAAACTATGGGTCGTGGCATGGCTAAAATTGCAGCACAAAAAAAAGGATAATTATCATGGCAAAAAATGACTTTCCAAAAAGAACACCAGCAGGATCATACCCGCTAGGTAATGCTAAAGAAAACAAAGATGCCAGTGAATACACTGGGTTTAAATATCCATCAGGCGGCACAGGAAGTGATATTGGTATATACAAACAACCAATGCCTAATCCATCTAGCTCAGATATTTATTTTTCTCAAGATCCTAATAAGTTAAAAGCACAAGACCTTAATAAAGGTACTGGCGCACAACGTGTAAGCGCAGGTGATCCAGGTTCTAAAGCTATTAATAGACATGGTGAAAAAACTATGCGTGGGTATGGTGCAGCAACTAAAGGCATCAAAACAAGAGGACCGATGGCGTAATAAATGACTTACAACGAGTTAGTTGCAGAGATACAGAACTATACAGAGAATCAGTTTACAACTACTGTAGTAAATACGTTTATTACTCAAGCTGAACAGAGAATCTATAATACAGTTCAATTACCAGCATTACGTAAAAACGTAACAGGCACAACTACATCTGGTAATAAGTATTTAGCGATGCCTACTAATTGGTTGGCCACGTTTAGCTTAGCTGTAATTAATGCTAATAATGAATACTTGTATCTTTTAAATAAAGACGTGAACTATATTAGACAATCATTTCCTGATACAGATTCAGACTTTTATGGTGTACCTCAGTACTATGCAGTGTTTGATAACACGTCGTTTATATTAGGCCCTACACCCGATGCAAATTATAATGTTGAGCTACATTACTTCTATTATCCTGAGTCTATTACAACGACTGTATCAGGTACAACTTGGTTAGGTGATAACTTTAGTTCTACTTTACTCTACGGATCTTTATTAGAAGCTTACACCTATATGAAGGGCGAAGCAGATGTTATAGCTAATTATAAAGCTAGATATGATGAAGCCATGATGTTATTGAAACAACTAGGTGATGGTAAAGATAGACAAGATGCGTATAGATCAGGTCAAGTAAGGTACCCAGTTCAATGATTTTAGGACAAGCACAGACCACGACGTTTAAACTAAACTTATTAAAAGGTTTAGAAAATTTTAATGCGGGTTCACCGTATACATATAAAATAGCTTTGTATGATGCAGTAGCTACTATTAATAGCGAAACAACCGCATATACAACAACTAACGAAATTACAGGTACAGGCTACGTAGCTGGGGGCAAGGTATTATCTCCAACGGTAGGTAGTGATACTAGTAATAATACGGCTTTTGTTACTTTTGCTAATGTAACTTGGAACCCTGCAAACTTTACCGCAGCGGGTGCCTTGATATATAATAGCACTACAAATGCATCGGTCGCAGTACTAAGCTTTGGTGGGGTAAAAACAGCCTCTACAACATTTACAATAGAATTTCCAGCAGCTACCTCAACCACTGCTGTATTACGAATTAATTAAGGAGTATATTATGATACAAAAAGAACAAAATGGATTTGGTGATCAAGCTACCATCACGCTAAATGCTGGTGCTCAAGCCAATGAAACTGTAGGGATTGAAGGCTTTTATAAAGTTGAATGCCGTGATGCAGCTGGTAATTTAAAATGGGAAGAATCATTTCCTAATTTAGTTAACCAAATAGGTAAAGAACTTATGTTTGATACTTTACTCCGTACAACGGGCACATACACAACAGTAGGGCCTTTCTTAGGTTTAATTGGTGGAGCTACTCCAACATTTGGTACTGGCACTGACACACAAACATCACACGCTGGCTGGACTGAGTTTGTAAACTACACAGTAGGTGGATCAGCAGTTAGAGGCACAGCATCATTTAGTGCTGCATCATCTACAGGATCAACACCAACTAACGTAACTACATGCGCAGCATCGCCTATTACTTACACTATTACAGGTGCAGGCGGTACAGTGAGTGGTTGTTTCTTAATCACAGGTTCTGGTGCAGTAAATACACAAAGTAATACTGGCGGTGTTTTATACTCAGCAGGCGCATTTGCCGTGGCTAAAGTTACAACAGCTGGTGACACAGTAGCAGTTACATACTCAACAACTGCAACAAGTTAAGGAGTCTTAAATGGCTCTTGTAGTCGCAGACAGAGTACAGGAAACGTCCGTAACTAGTGGGACAGGTACGCTTACCCTTGCAGGAGCAGTTGCGGGGTTTCAAACCTTTTCTACAGCTATTGGTAATGGTAATACTACTTTCTACACAATCTATGATTTAACTGCATATGATTGGGAAGTAGGTATTGGTACTGTAGGTGCTGGTACTTTAGCTCGTACTACGGTTTTATCAAATTCAGCTGGTACTACATCTCCTATATCGTTTGCCGGTAATTCTAAATCTGTATTTTGTACATACCCTGCTGAAAAATCTATTAACTACGATGCTAATGGTGTAGCTACTATTGGCGAAGTTCTTGGATATGCTGATACTGGCATTATTGGATCTTTTGCGTCTACTGTCGCTGGCTACAACCAAGTTGTTGTTCAAAATAAAAGCACCGCTACAAACGCATCTACCAACTTTAATGTATCTAACGATGCAGGTACAGCAGGAGCTAACTACGCTGAATTAGGTATTAACTCATCTACCTTTACTGGTACAGGCTCATTTAATATTGCTGGGGCATCTTATGTTGCATCCGCCTCTACTGATTTAACACTTGGTACATATGGTGCTTATAACATCCACTTTGTAACTAATAGTAATACAACCGATGCCATGACTATCTATAATAATGGCGGTATATCATTAGGTACATTCGGAAATCCGGGTATAGGTAACATGGCAGCTAGTAAGTTTGTGCCTGGTTATTCAGCAATTACATCAGCAGCGGGCACTACAGTTTTAACAGCAGACTCTAATTACTATCAAAATTTACTTGGTTCTACAACACAAACATTTCAATTACCTGATGCCACAACCTTATTAGAAGGTACAACATTTATCTTTGACAACGATTCCTCAGGAACTTTAACTGTTGTTGATAATGCAACTGGACCTATTGAAACAGTACCTGGCGGCGCCGCAAGTTTTGTATATTTAGCTGATAATGCTACTGTTGCTGGTGCTTAGAGAAGACATGCATTTCTCCCTGCATCGTATGACTTTAATGCTACAACAGCTAATTTTGGTACTGCTACAATTACAAACGCTTCATGGAACGGAAATACAATAGGTACTGCTTATGGCGGTACAGGATTAACTACTTTTGGCTCTGCTAATTACGCTCTATATTCAACATCATCATCAGCTTTAGTAGCAGGTACATTACCTGTTGAAGCGGGTGGTTCAGGGGCTGTTACGTTTACAGCTAACGGTGTTTTATATGGTAATGGTACATCTGCATTGGGTGTTACAGCAGCAGGGACTACAGGACAAGTTTTAATAGGTAATACAGGCGCTGCACCATCATGGGGTACAGTATCAAGTTCATTAGTTAGTTCATTTCAAACATCATTAAATGGGTTAACACCAAGTACAGCTACAACAGGCGCCGTAACATTAGCAGGTACATTAGGTCCTACATCAGGCGGTACAGGATTAACTACATATACGCAAGGTGATCTTATATATGCCACAGCTACAAACACATTAGGTAAATTAGCTGACGTAGCTACAGGCAATGCACTTATTTCAGGCGGTGTTGGCGGCGATCCTTCATGGGGTAAGATTGGTTTAACTACGCATGTATCAGGCACACTTCCAGTAGATAATGGTGGTACAGGACAAACTACATATACTGACGGCCAACTCTTAATTGGTAACACAACAGGAAATACCTTAACTAAGGCGACACTAACTCAAGGAACGGGCATTACCATTACTAATGGTACAGGTTCAATTACTGTAGCTAATGCGGGTGTAACTTCAATTACAGGTACAGCTAACCAAGTTATTGCTTCAGCTTCCACAGGCGCTGTTACGTTATCAACACCACAATCTATTGGCACAGCATCAGGTGTTCAGTTTGGTTCATTCGGGGTAGGTACAGCATCATCAGGTACAACAGGTGAAATTCGTGCAACTAATAATGTAACCTCATTCTATTCATCAGATGCTAGATTAAAAGAAAACATTAAAGATATTCCAGATGCTCTTGATAAAGTAAATCATATAGGTGGTAAATTATTTGATTGGACAGATGACTATATTAAAAATCATGGCGGGGAAGACGGGTATTTTGTTAATAAATCAGATTTTGGTATAATTGCACAAGATGTAAAAGAAGTGTTTCCAATTGCAGTAAGAGAAAGACAAGATGGAACTCTTGCAGTAGACTATGAAAAACTATGCTCATTAGCATTTGCGGCAATTAAAGAATTAACAGAAAAAGTAAATAAATTAGAGGCTAAATAATATGGCATTAAACCCATCAGGACAAATAAGCTTAAATGGTACTACTGCTGGTGTATCAATAGCTGCAGAATTAAGACAACCAGGTACAGCTCAACTATCTCTTAATGATGCAGATGTTAGAGCTTTGGCTGGCGTACCAACAGGGCAAATTGTTATGCCTACTGACTTTTATGGTAAATCACTTACATATTCTGCTGAATATGTAATTGTAGCTGGTGGTGGTGGCGGCGGCGGATCTCGAGGAGGTGGTGGAGGTGCTGGTGGATATTTAACTAGCTCAGTTACATTAGTTGGTGGAACTACATATACCGCAACAATTGGTGGTGGTGGTGCAGGAAGAACAGGTCCTAGTCCTGCTGCAGTATTTACAGCAAACGGAGGAAACTCATCATTAGCAGGAACTCCAATTACTACAATTACATCTACAGGTGGTGGACCAGGCGGTAATTCAACTCCTCCAGGTTCTCCAGGTACTGTGGGTAGACCAGGAGGCTCAGGTGGAGGCGGTGGTGCTAATAACGGATCCTCAGGAAATCCTGGTCCAGCTAACGGCGTAGGTGGAACTGGCACACCAGGTCAAGGTTTTCCAGGTGGTGCTGCTTCATCACAATTTGGTGGTGGTGGGGGTGGAGCAACTCAAGCGGGTACTAGTGTTCCTGGTAGTGGACCTAGAACAGGTGGAGCAGGTGCTTTATTTTCAGTAACTGGCTCATACTACGCAGGTGGTGGTGGGGGTGGAACAAATACTGGAACTGTGGGTGCAGGTGGTTTAGGAGGGGGCGGTAGTGGAGGAACAAATCCAGGCTCTGTCCTTGCAACTGCTGGAGCAGTAAATACTGGAGGCGGGGGTGGCGGTTCAGGTTTTAATGGACAACCTGGTGGTTCAGGCGTAGTTATACTATCTGTGCCTACAGCTTTATATTCTGGAACTTATGGACCCCCAGCAAGTGTATCTATTTCTACTAGTGGTTCTAATACTATTATTACATTTACAGGAACAGGAACTTACACAGCATGAGTCACTTTGCAAAAGTTGTTGATGGAATAGTACAAAATGTTCTTGTAGTTGAACAAGACTTTATTGATGAAGGTCATTTAGGAGACCCATCATTATGGATACAAACCTCTATTAATACTTATGGTGGTATTCATTATGGACAGGATGAAAAACCTGATGGAGGCATTGCATTAAGAGGTAACTATGCTGGGATTGGGTTTACTTATGACAAAGAAAATGACGTATTTTATGAGCCAAAACCTCTTGACTCTTGGGTATTAAATCAATCTACATGGTTATGGGAAGCTCCAATACCTTATCCTACAGATGGCAAAGAGTACTATTGGGATGAAGCTACTATATCTTGGGTTAAATTAGAAGACTAAATGTTTGGATACGCATCATTTGCAGAAGTATCCTTTACTACCTTACCCTCTGCTGGGGGCAATAGCTTTTTTGAGTCAGTAACTGAAGCGTTTGGCATAGCTGATATTAATACGCAGTTATTTACTTTTAATGAAACAAGAATAGAGCCTATCGCTGAGATAGATGATTTTAACTCTGACGCAAGTATTTTTATTGGAACAATTAACGAACTTATTAGTGTAGAAGCTGCAAACACTGAAGTTTTTGATGCATTACAAAGTATCACAGAGCC